GCCCAACGTTAAAAAAATGGAAAAAGAACATGGTCATACAATAATTGATTCTTTAATTCAACAAGATTTATTAAAAAATAATCAACCTCTTATTGATTTGCCTATCATGAATCCTATGCCAGCAATATCTGGATTAGGAAATATAACAGGACTATCTTCATTTTTAGCCAACCCATTACAATTTTTAAAAGCAATAACAGCAGGCAATCTTGGGCTAATTAGTACAGGTTTATTAACTCAAGAACCAGGGCATGGAAAAACTGCACAATTTACACCTGAAGGCAGAGATAGTTTGGCATTTGAAAATTTATTAAAAGAATTAGAAAATATAGAAATAAGCAATGAAAATTAATATTACATATTTATCAGCTCTGGATAATATCTCTGTATCCAACTTACCTATCCCCCTAAGTTACTCGTGTAGTGAAATATCTAATATATCTGGAGCTGATATAATTTTGGAGTACATTGATGATTCAAAATGAAAAACCATGGCAACAATTTGCTGCAATTCAAGATAGCATAAATGCAAAAAACAAACCTTTAGTTCCCACTACAGTATTAGATAGTTTTAATAACGAAACAAATTTATTAGAATTATTATTAAATATTGGTAAAAAACAAACAAATTTAGAAAAAAAAGAACTTTTAAATATAATGGAAAGAATTGGCCATCATGAAAGTGGAAATAATCCTAAACAAATAAGTATAATAGATTATGATAAAAATAAAAATCCAATATTTGGAAATGATAAAGGCATGTTTCAATATGGAGCAGGTGAAAATAATTCTGCCTGGACTGCATCTAATAGATTAAAAGCTGTTTTAAATAAAAGAGATTTAGAACATCCTGCGTGGCTGGATACATTAGCACAAAATAATTATGATATGTCAACACTTTCTAAAGAAAAACAACAAATTTTATTTATGGCTGATAAATTAAGAAGGGAAGACAACCCTATGCAAGGTGTTGATGAACCTGATGAATTATTAGATTTTTGGTTAAATGACCATTGGCAAGGAGCATCAATTTATCCAAATAAAATTGAAGACAGAACTAATAGTTTTCAAGAATCTATGATAGATTATGATAATAAATTTTTAAACAAAGGAAATTAGCATGAAAAAAACTTGAGTAGATGTTTGGGCATCGGAGATACCTGTTAATGATGGAAAAGCTAGACGTGAATCATACGCAAAAGGAGGAAAAGTAACTCCTGCATGGCAACGTAGTGAAGGTAAAGACCCAAAAGGTGGTTTAAATAGAAAAGGTGTTGCTTCGTATAGAAGGGACAATCCTGGTTCTAAATTAAAAATGGCTGTAACTACTAAGCCATCAAAACTTAAAAAAGGCAGTAAAGCTGCAAAACGTAGAAAATCTTTTTGTGCTAGAATGAAAGGTATGCGTAAAAGACAAAAGCCTAGTAATAATACAGGTAAAGATAGATTATCGTTGTCATTAAAAAAATGGAATTGTTAATAATTGGCTAATTTAAACTTAAATGGTGATGTTTCGCAAAATGAAAAAATATTGGAGATGGCACATAACGACCTTATTGTTTTTGGTAAACTATTTTCTCCACAAGATTTTTTAGCTTCAGCAACACCAGATTTTCATGTTAGTGTAGCAAAATTGTTATTGGATAGAGATATCCAACAATTGGCACTTGTCATGCCTCGTGACCACGCAAAGTCAACCTTAGCAGCATGTGCTGTATTACATAGGTTTTTATTTGCGAAAAAAGAAAGCCCAGAATTTATCGCTTGGGTTGGCGAGGCACAAGACCAGGCTATTGATAACCTTAACTGGATATCCACACATATATACGAAAATCCTGCAATACATTACTATTTTGGTGATTTGCAAGGAAGTAAATGGACTAAAAACGAAATTGTATTAAAAAATAACTGTAGAATGATTGCTAAGGGTGCTTCTCAAAGATTGAGGGGTAAAAAACAATTATCTACAAGATATACTGGAATAATACTAGATGACTTTGAATCAGAGTTAAATACAAAAACACCTGAAGCAAGACAACAAATAAAAAACTGGGTAACTGCTGCAGTATATCCAGCGATTGATTTTGATAAAGGTGGATTCTTATGGTGTAATGGAACAATAGTGCATTATGATTCATTTCTTAATGGACTTGTAAAAAACTACCAAGCAGCACAAAAAACAGGTGAGGATTACTCCTGGAATATTGAAACGCATAAAGCAATAAAAGATGACGGTACTCCTCTATGGCCTTCAAGATGGCCTATGAAAAAGATTGAGGAAAGGAAACAGTTTTACATTGATTCTGGAACTCCTAGTAAGTTTTATCAAGAATATATGAATCAGGCTAAATCTCCTGAAGACCAAATATTTAGTGAAGAAGATATAACAGAAAATTTTTACAAAGGCAATGTTAGGTTCGATGAAGCATGTGAATCTTGGTATATTAAACTGGATGATGGGAGAACTGAATATGTCAATATTTACATGGGTGTTGACCCTGCTTCGACACTTAGTGCTAGGAACGATTATAGTGTCATCATGGTTATTGGTGTTACTGCTGAATACGATTATTATGTTATCGAATATTGGAGAAAGCGAGTATTACCGATGGACTGTGCCGACCAAATATTTAAAATTACAGAACGATATAAAAAAATTAAAAGAATAAACATTGAAACAATATCATATCAAGAAATGCTTAGAGATTATGTATATAAACGAAGTAAAAAAGAAGGAAAATTTTTACCTGGCATAGAAAAAGGTATTAAAGGATATGGTAATCAAAAAAAGAAAGATAGATTGTTTGAAGGTTTGCAGCCTATGTTTAAAGCTGGTGCTGTTCATTTAAAAAAAGATATGCATGAGTTTATAGGTGAATTATTAGATTTTCCAAAAGGAAGTCATGATGATACAATTGATGCTTTTTGGTTGTCGACTCAATATGCTAAAGGAAATAAAAAAGTTGGAACAGTTAAAAAACAAAAAAATGGAGAATCATGGGAAAAACCAAAAAAGAGATACAATTGGGTAACTGGAGCAAGGTATTGATTTATATAATAAATATATGTTATATTTAGAGCTATGATAGAAGCAGATAAAAAAGCAATATATGTAAAAGAATTATGGGATAGATGGCATGATGCTCGTGTTGAATGGGAAAACCATGCACGTCAAGATATAGATTTTTATTTAGGAAATCATTTTAGTGATGAAGAATCTAAAGCATTAGAAGAAAGAAATCAATCTAATATACCATTAGATAGGTTGTATTCTGCTATAGAACAATTTAAAGCTATTATAACATCTAAACCTCCAAAATTTTCAGTTTTACCAAGAGAAGATTCAGATAGTGATTTAGCAAGTATATGGAAAACAATACTTGAATATATATGGAATATATCTGATGGTAATGAAATATTTAAACAAACAATACATGATTATTCAGTTACTGGTTTAGGTTATTTTTATGCATACGTAGACAGAGAAGCTGATTATGGTAGAGGTGAAGTTAAATTTACTTATGTTGACCCTTTTAGAGTTTGCGTAGACCCTAATGCTAGAAGTAGATATTTTGATGATGCTACAGGTATGATGTTGTCTACTATATTTACAAAATTTCAATTATTAGATTTATATCCACAATTAGCAGAAGAGAATGAAGAAACTGGTAAAATGTTAATTGATGAAATAGAAGGATATAGAGAAGATGAAACATATCCTTCGCCAATGAATAATAGAACTGTTGGAAGTTTTACTCCTGATGTAGTAAAAGATTATGATACTGGGGAAGGTTCTCAAAGATATCAACTTATAGAATATTTTTCTAAAACTAAAGTGCCTTATTATAGAATTATGGATATGCAAAATGGCACAGAAAGAATATTAGATTCTGAAAATATGCAAGAATTTATAAAAAATCCTGAAATAATAGAAGCTACAAAAAAAGGATTAATTGATATAGTTGAAGTTATGCAAACAAGAATTAAGTTAACTTGCACTATTGGACAAATTATTTTGTATGAATATGTTTTAAATACAGATAAATATCCAATTGTACCAGTTCCAAATATATGGACTAATACACCATATCCAATGAGTGATATTAGAAAAAATAAAGATTTTCAAAGATTTTTAAATAAAACAATGTCATTAATAACATCTCATGCACAAGCATCAAGTGGTTTAAAATTACTTATACCACAAGGAAGTGTTGATGATATAGAACAATTAGAAAGAGATTGGGCAAATCCAAATGCAACAATTGAATATGACCCTTCATTTGGTGAGCCACATTTTCCTTCTCCTCAACCATTATCTAATTCAGTTATGCAATTACCTGGATTAATTGAAAAATATATTGATTTAAATATGGGTATATTTGAAATGATGCAAGGAAATACTGAAGTAGCTCCTAGAACGTCTTCTGCAACAATGATGATGGAAGATTTTGGACAAAGACGTAGTAAGTCTAAACTTAGGGATATAGAAGGAAGTTTAAGAAGATTAGGACAAGTTGTTTATAATTTTGCAAAAGAACATTATACATATCAAAAAACATTTAGAATAGTGCAACCTAATAATGATATGAGCGAATATATGGTTAATGTTTATAATGATAAATCACAAGCTATAAGTGAAATGCAAAATGATTTAACAATTGGACAATATGATGTTAATGTTATTGGAAGTTCTACAATGCCATCTAATAGATGGGGAGAATGGTCAATATATATGGAAGCATATCAAGCAGGACTTATTGATAGAACTGAAGCATTAATGAAAACAGATATATTTGATAAAGAAGGTGTATTACAAAGAATGGATATTGTTAATCAATTACAACAACAGTTATCACAATCAGAAGAATTAATTAAAAACTTACAAGGTGATTTACAAACAGCTCACAGAGAGTCAATCTCAGCTAGAAAGAAAGTTGAAGTTGAGAAATTTAAAACTGAGCTTAAATCACAAGAATCTCAATCCAAATCGGCTAATTCAACAGCGATTGGAAAATTAACAAATGCAGTTAAACTCGAGCAAGAGAAGTTGCGATTGCGTAGCCAAACTCAAGAAATGCAAGAGAAATTGCGAAAAAAAGGAGAGTAAATGAATAACGCATTAGAAAATGAAAATCTTCAAACGCAAGGTGAAATCAATGATAATGTAGGGCAAGATGAAAGTGGAACACAGCAATCAGATTGGGAATCACAGGCCAAGTATTTTCAATCAGAAAAAGATAAGTTACATGCTGAAAATCAAAAACTAAAACAATACGAACAAGTAGGTAAGTTGTTGGAATCACGACCTGATATAACTCAGGCAGTATCAAATATGATGCAAGGTGGTCAATCAACACAACCTGAACGAATTGTTTTAGATAAAGATGAGTTTGACCCATGGGAAGCCTATAATGACCCCCAATCTAAATCGTATCAGTTTCGACAACAAGAGTTGCAAGATTCTATTAGCGGTGCTGTTCAACAACAAGTAGGTGGAATGCAAAAACAAATGGGAATGGATAAATTAGAAGGAGAGTTAGCTGCAAAAGGCTTAAATCCAGAACAAATTAATTCATTTTTTGAATTTGCTGCAAAAAATCCAGCTGAATATGGTGTTGATGGTGCTATTAATATGTGGAAATCTGTAACTCAACAAGAACCAGTAGAAAATAATATGCAAAACGAAAGTTTTAACCCACTTGATGCTATTCGTCAAAATCAAACAGTTCCTCAACAAGCAGGAGTTTTGTCTGGTGAGCAACCTGTAAGAAAAAGCGAAAAAGATTCAATGTGGGAAGGCATACTTAAATCTGGTAGTCGAGCTAACGTATTGTAAATAATAATATATAACTAAGGAGAAAATATGGCAACATATAATGGCGGCAGTTTGTCGGCAAATGGAACAAGAACTCCTGGTGTATCGGCTACAGATTTTCATAGTAGACGGTTATTTGATTTTAGCGATAGGATTGCTGAATTAGCTCCAGAAGAATCTCCATTTTTCGTATATCTGTCAAAAGTAGGAAAAGTTCCAACTTCTGATTCACAATTTAGGTTTTTAGAAGATAGAACTAAAATATCAATTGCTGATAGAGCATTTCTTGCACAAGCTGGATTTACAGCAGCTGCAGTAGGAAGTACAGCTACAGCAACATTTGATACTGTAGACGGTGCATCTGTTGATTGGTTAATTCCAGGAATGGTAATATCAGCTGGAACAGTAGATACAGGCACAGCTCAACCACAATGGTGTACATTAAGAGTTGAATCTGTTGTAGATTCAGGTGCTTATAGTACAGCTACAGTTAGAACAATTGCACAAGCTGAAGCTGCGTCTTTAACAGTTCCTAATAATGCTAAATGTACTGTTATAGGTACAGCATTTGAAGAAGGAACGGGTGCTCCAGATGTATGGTCACAAAAGCTTGATAACGATTATGGATTTACTCAAATCTTTAAAACAGCTTGTGAAATGTCTAATACAGCTAGAGCAACTGTTTATCGTGGTTATGCTGATGAATGGCAAAGAATATGGAATCTTAAATTAAGAGAACATAAGGTTGATATTGAAAGAGCAATGCTTTTTGGTATGAGAGGACAAACTAATAGTATTAATTATACTGATGGTATTGTTGGTCATATTATTGCAAACTCACAAGCTGAATTAGCAGACGAAGTTCAAGTATCATATAATGAAGACAAAGGTTATTTAAAAACAATTCAAGCAGCAAATTTGACTTATGATGCATTGTTAAGTGATTTTGAAGTAATTTTTGACCCAGCTAGAGGTGGCGGAAGCAGCAAGCTTGCATTAGCAAGTTTACCTATTATTTCTCATTTTAATAAATTAGGTAATAATAGTTTTGTTGATGCTTCAACAGCTTCTACTCAAGCAAATTATATGATTGATAGAGCTACTGGTTCATTTGGACATCAAATAATGAAAATAGATACTATTCATGGTGATTTGTCTATGGTTAAAGAGCCTTTATTTAGAGGAAACTCTGCAGGCTTTTTAGCAATGGTTGATTTAGACCATGTATCTTACAGACCTCTTATTGGTAATGGAGTAAATAGAGATACATCAATCACAACAAATGTGCAACAAGCAGATGAAGATTTAAGAAAAGATATGATATTGACCGAAGCTGGTCTTGAAGTATCTCTTCCTGAAACTCATGCGCTTATTCACTTACAAGGAGTGTAATTATGAGAAGTGATATATTGAATGTAAATAGTCAACAAACTGGTAATTACAAACAAAAAACAATGCTTCTTTCAGCAGCAATCACATTAAGTGAAGCTGATAGCGGTAAGTGTTATTATGTTGAATCAGCAGGTGGAGCTTATGAAGTAACATTTCCAACAGGAGGTGATATTGAAGATGGAATTTATTACAAATTCTGGGTTAATGAGAATACTCCAACTGGTGCTGTAACATTTGCAGCTGGTAGTGCAATCATTTTTGGTAAAATCAACGAAACTGAAGTTGATACTAGTGATGATGGCCCTGGTTCAAGTGCTGATGGTGCAACAGGTGTTTCTAATGTTATTTGGGGAACATCTGCATTAAAAGGTGATTATTTAGAATTTTCATCTTTTGGTGGACATTGGTATTTAACTGGTCAATCTGGTAAAGATGGAGCTGTTACTACATCATAATCCAAATCAATAAGGATTAATAGTTTTGTAGAACTATGGGAGCTATCGTATAAAGGGTGGCTCCCGAATCTACATAAGACAATGATAATTTTATAAACAAGGAGAAGGTTATGGGAAGTTTCCCAGGTGGAACAGTAGTGAGAGTCACTCCAACATTATCAACTAGTACCTATGCATCTGGAGATTTATTATTTGTTGCTACAAAAATTCCAGGAGCTGTGTCAAACAGAGGTGGAGTTTCAAAATTAAAAGCAATGTTTGTATTAGACTCTAGTGATAATAGTGATGCTGATAATGATATATTTTTTGTATTTCAAGAAAAAGAAGGTACTGCAGCAGGTAGTATTAATGAACCAGTAAATATAAGTTCTGCAAATTTAGTTGAAAATAAAGTTTTAGGAAATGCTATGATGAATGCAGGTCATTCAGGCACAGCAGGTTCTATTGTAAATTCAAGAATATTTTATGCATTTCCAGCTGCTGGAGATGGTGAATCTAGTGTTCCTAATTTAATGTTAAAAGCAGATGCAGGTTCAACAGATGTATATGTTTGGGCATATTTATCTGGCGGTACTCCAGATTATGCAGCTGATAGCTTAGAACTAATATTTCATATTGAATATTTAGATTAAGATGGCTAAAAGAAAAGGATTATGGGCAAATATACATGCCAAACGTAAAAGAGGAGAACGTCCAGCAAAACCTGGCGAAAAAGGCTATCCTAAGACTTTAGATATTATGAAAGAAGGAGGCCCTGTTAAAGGTTCAGTAGAAGATTTAAAATTAGTTGTGAAAGAATTGAAAAAAGCTTCAAAATTGCATTTAGGACAATCTAAAAGAGTAGATAAACATTTAAAATCTATGAATCATGGAGGTAAGTTAAATGGGCCATCACATGATAAGGGCGGTATTCCAATTGAAGTTGAGGGCGGAGAATATATAATTAAGAAAAAGTCAGTTAACAGTAAAACAGAGCCAGTATTGGAATATATAAACAAAAATGGTAAATTACCGAATGAAAATGATTATAATTATCCAACAACTGACGCAAGAAAAAGGAGTAAAAAATAATGCCAAAAGTAAAAAATAGAATGACAGGAGAAGTTGTAGCTGAAATGTCTTATGATGATAAAGGAGAAAAAGCAGCTGATAAATTAGCTTCAGAAAATCCTAATTATGTAGTAGTAGACGGAGCTCAAAGAAGCGAACAAATGTATGCAGGTGGTGGTAAAACTGGATATAATATGATAGGAATGGAAAGGCCTATGATGATGGGCGGTGGTAAAATGAAAATGAAATACGGACATGGCGGCATGACTGGAATGAAAAAATATGAAGAAGGCGGAAAAGCAATGAAAGCTGTTGACGCAGAAAAAAATCCAGGTTTATCTAAATTGCCTAAAAAAGTAAGAAATAAAATGGGGTACATGCAAAAAGGTGGAAAAACTAAAAAATGAGAATATATTACTGCAGTAAGTGCTCAAGAAAAACCGAAGTGCCAAAAAACATAACTAAACAATGTAAGTGTGGAAATGTGTTTGGAACTACAGGAAAAGTATCAGACCATATAAATATGAGAACAACTTGGAGTGGACAAACACAAATAGAATTTAGTCAAACAACAATGGATGCAGATATAGCAGCAAGGAATAAAAAATAATGGCTAATTTTGATGTACAAATAGAAGCTTTAGTAGGAAGTTCAACTCAAACTGAAATGGATGATTGGATGACTGAAGGAGCTAAAGAAGTTATAAATATATTACCATATCAATTAAAAATAAAAGCTTCATCAATTACAAATTTATATATAAGCAATACAGATACAACATTAGACATGGATGGTAAAGGCGAAATATTGCATGTAACACGTGAAAATGCTGATTCAGGATATTATACTCCTTGCAGAGAAATACCGCCATCTTTTGGAGACCTTTCTAATGATTCTACAAATATGATGTATTATGCTACAGCAACTGACCCTGTATATTGGATAGACACTAATTCTAGTGGAAATCCTACTTTATTTGTAAAGCCAACACCAACTGCAGCACAACCAGCTAAAATAACTCATATAACATATCCTTCGATTGATGCAAGTGCAGCGAGTTCTATTGTTAATTTTCCAGATGAAGCAGAATATTTAATTGTATTGTATGCTTCTATAAAATCATTACAAAATAAAATGCTTGAAATTGTAATTAATGCTAATGTAGGATTGGCATTAAACGCAGCCAATACAGAATTAGATGAAACACAAAATGTATGCGATTTAATAAATACACAAATTGATTCTGCAGTAAGCGAATTAGGTGAAGCAGCAACATTGGTAGATACTTCTATTGATACTGCAGTTGCTGCAATAACAACAGCTCTAGGCAGAGTAAATACAGCGGTAGCTCTTGCTAATACAGAGTTTGATTTAGTTAATGCAGAAGTTGATTTAGCCAATGTAGCTGCTGACGATGAAGATGTTGAATTGGTAGGTGCATATATAAATACAGCACAAGGTTATACAATGGCTGGTAAAAATTATTTAGATGAGGCAAATGCTTCATTATCAGAAGCTCAAGGCTATGCATCTGAAGTGCAAGCAAGAGGAAGTCAAGTAAATGCACAAGTTGCAGTTGCTCAAAGTTATATTGCTGCAGCTCAAGGTTTTGTAAGTGAAGTTCAATCAAAAGTGACAATTTCTAATGGTTATTTATCAGAAGCAAATGCAAGAATGCAAGAAGATGCACAACAACATCAACTATATCAAATTCAACAAACTAAATTACAACAAGATTACGATAGAGGCATTCAAATGCTTGTTGCTCAATATATGCCTGCTCAACCTGTAAAAGGAGAATAGTAATGACAGCAAAAAATATTATAGAACAAATTGAAAAATTATTTGGTAGACAGCCTGAGCAATATATGTTTCAATTAATTAATGATGCACTTGATGATATTGCTGCAAATAAAAAAAACAATACAGAATCTAAAACAACAACTTTAATTGGTTATGACAGATGGTACACACTTCATGATGATGTTGTACAAATAAATAGAGTTGAAATTAAAGATACTAATGATAGATACGTTATGATACCAAAACTTGCAGACCCTCATAAAATATTAAGAGCAGATACTGACAATCAAGACTCTAGTACGTGGGCAGCTACAGATGCAGGTGATGATTCGTTAACATAGGAGAATTATATGGCAACAGACAAAAGAACATATCCAAATCAATATTTTACTTGGTATAACGATGATAATAGATTGGCAATTTTATGTGAAGATACTGCTTCTTCTGGAGAACAAACAAAAGAAAAATATGATACATATCAAGGAGCTGATGTCTCAGCTGGTATAAGAATCACATATAAATCAAAATATGCAACAATTGATGCAGTTACAGAAGATTTAAAAACAACTGCAGGATTAGATTCAGGTTTACATCCAGCTGTTGTATGTTATATAAAAGCTAGAATGTTTGAAGATGGAGGAGATTTACAAAGAGCTCAATATTTTAGAGCAATGTATGAAAAAATGGTACATCAATATCCATTAAGAAAAAGCGGAGTAAGAACTTTATCAGTTCCTAGATTATAAAATAGTTTTTTGAAATAGAGGTAAGTATGACAAATAAACAACAAAGTGTTGTTAGGAGAGCTATTGTTACTCCTGATAAACACTTTCCTATACACGATAAAAAGGCCATAAAAATCGTTTGTAAGGCCATAGAAATTGTAAAACCAGACATTTATATTGATTTAGGTGATACTGGTGAATGGGAGCACTTTAGTTCGCATTATTGGAAAGGAAGAAGTGCAAAACCAATGGAGGATTTAATTCCTTTATTAAATAAAGATGTTAAAGATGTAAACAAGGGAATGGACATGATAGACAAATCTCTTGATAAAGTAAATTGTAAAGAAAGACATTTTGTTCAAGGAAATCATGAAGTTTGGCTTGATAAGTTTGTAATAAGATATCCTTACTTAGAGCAATATAAAACAGAAAATGCTTTAAAAATAGAAAAAAGAGGTTATGAATATCATCCATACAATAGAAAAAAACTATTAAAAATTGGAAAGCTTAATTTTACTCATGGTAAATTTGTATCTAAGTATCATTCTTTTAAACATTTAGATGTGTATGGTGAAAGTATAATGTATGGACACACACATGATTTACAAAGACACACTAAAACTAATGCAGGTGGAACTATAAGTGCATGGAGTTTAGGATGTTTAAAAGATATAGAAGCAGATGAAGATTGGCTTAGTGGTAGATTGACTAATTGGAATCATGCATTTGCAATTATAGATTTTTTTAAAAACGGAGATTATAAAGTCGAAGTTGTTGAAATAATAAATGGAAAAACCTCATTGTGGGGTAAAGTAATAAAAGGATAACCAATGGATTGGCTAGTTATATTAGAAAGATACGGAATCCCCTTAGTTGTAGCAGTAGCCTTTTGGATATTTATACAAAAACAAAATAAGTTTATACAAGATGAACTTCAAAAAGAACTAAGAGAATCTTTTAATCGTGTTGAAGGGATTATTATAAAGCTAATAGATAACTCCAAACGACAACAATTAGAGCAAAAAGGTATCGAAAATAGCTTTAAAACACTAGTCACTATAATAGCCGAATTAAGCGGCAATGGTTTGAAAGACAAATTCTTGAGAATGCAAGAGAAAAATGAAAACAAAAAATACTAGGAGAAATAATGGCTAATATAGCTAATCAGTTTACAGGTCTGCCTATAGAAAACCTGATAGCTGCACCTTTGATGGCAGCTGCTGAAGGACAAAAAAGCCTTGCAGCAACAACTGCTCAGTTTATAACTGAAGTAGGAATGGATAGTAGTGGTAATACAAAATCAGTTGCTTTTAAATATGAAGATGGTTCAGAAGCAGTTGCGTTAGATGTGCCTTTATTATCAATAATTAATATACCAAGTTTATGTGTAGATAGTATTGATGTAAACTTTGAAATGGAAGTATCAACTCAATCAGCTAGTAAATCATCTACAGATTCATCTGCAGAGTTAAGTGTTAAAGGCGGATTTGGATGTTGGAGTGCTTCATTTAAAGGAAAAGTATCTCATCATTCTGAGAATAGCAGAAAGTCTGATTCATCTGCTAAATATTCGATTGCAGTTAAAGGTAAACAAGAAAAACCTGAAGGCCTTATGAAAGTGTTAGATATGTTAAATAATAGTATTGGAAAACAAAAATCTGCACCTGCAAGCGATGGACAAGGTTAAACAAGGAAATTTTTTAGACCATCTTACAAAGGGCCTTTATGATGCTGTGGTTCAAGCACAAGCGTTAGCAGAGAATCAACATATAGAGGCCTTGAGTAAATATGTAAATGAGGATGGAACTCCTAAATGCATGAGGATGGTTATTAATGGAGAAAATGTTATGGTTCCTTTAGCCACATTAGCTCCACAAAGTTCTATAAAAATTAAAGAGTTAACAATGGATTTAAAAGTAAAGTTAACTAATTTTGGTAAAAGAAAGTCTAAATCAGGTGGAGGTATTTTTAAAAAACAAGATGCTGGTGCTGTTAGTGTAGATTTAGCTAATTCAATTTTACCAGGCAAAAACAATTATGCTAATTTAAAAATAACTTTTGAAGGAACAGAACCTCCTGAAGGAGTTGTTAGATTAAACAATCATTTAATAAAACAAATACCGTAATGAAAAAAGATTTTGAAACAGATATAACATTACATCTAGCTAGAATATCAGGAGATGTAGGGCATATAAAAGAAAGAGTTGATGAAGTTGTTAGACATCTTGAAGTAATGAATGGACGTTTAAGAGCTGCTGAAAATAGTTTGTCTGCTCACAAAGCTGTAGGTATTACAATGGTTACTGTATTAACAATAGCAATAAGTTTAGTAGGAATATTACAATGATACAAGCAATTATAGTTAAAGCAATAATAGGCAAAATTATGGATGCTGTTGAAAAAGCAGATGATAAAAAAATTGCAAGTAATCATGATGCTAGAATTACAAGATTAGAAAAAATGGCACATCCTCAAGCAGACTGGGTATGTTTAGAATGTAAATGCAAAGCAACAAGGAAAGAATTACCAACCAAAAAAGGAGATAAGTAAATGGGTAAGATATTAGGTGCAATAGCTACTAAATTATTAAGTCAAAAAGTTATGATTGCAATATTATTGCAGTTAGGAGATTGGCTTGTATTAAGAAGCGAAAATAAACTTGATAATAAAATATGGGCTGAAGTAAGAAAAGCTTTCCACGAATCTAATGCCTAAACAAGTATTAAAAATACAAGATTTTAGTGGTGGTGTAAATGCATATGCAGACCCACGAGATATTAAAGATAATGAGTTTGCACAAAATTGGAATGCTGCTTTAGATAAATATGGTGTTGTAAGATATACAGGTGGAGGTAAATCAGAAATAATAGGACTTCCTCATGGCAATGCTACTTTTGAGCCTGGATATGGTTTATTTTCAACATCAGTTGATTATACACTAAGTTTAATTGATGGAGAATTTGATAATGGATTTGAGCAAGGAACTGTTGCTGGTTATGAAGAAACTGGAACAGCATCTATAACTCTTGCAACAACTTCTACACATGTTTCTGCAGCAAATCATGCAACTGATGATTTTTATAATAATTATACTATAGTCATTGATAGTGGTAATGGAATTGGACAATCAAGAAGAATTACAAATTATACTGGAAGTACAAAAAATGCAGAGTTAGATGCTGCTTTTGGTACAGACCCAGATACTAATTCAACATATAAAATATTTAAATGGGTTGGAGATGGCAATGTGTTTGGTAATGCAGGAAGCACTAATTATATTGATAAATCAGGTTCAACTTTTCCATACAATGATATTGCATCTTTTAAAGATGAAGATAGAATGTTTTTACGAACAAAAGTAGAATCTATTGGAGACAATGAATCAAAACCATTAGGTTGGGTTACTTATAATCCTAAAACAAGTGCGACATTTACTGCTAATGATTCAGATTCAACTGTTATAGGAAATACTACTTTAAAAGCTGGTGTAAAATATACATTATCGTTTTTTTGTAAATCAGGTTTTAGATATTACGGTTATGGTTCAGATGGTACTGAAAATGGTTCAGGTACAGCATATGGAGAAAAAGTTCCTTTTGTTCATATATATTCAGATAGTGTAACTAACGGAACAACTGCAGGATTATATTTATTTGAATCAGATAATGGGCCACAATTTATAAATGGAGTTGAATCAACTTATGATTTTGCTGACAATATTATACATAATTATATTGATAATGGCAATTTTGAAAGTGGAAGTGCAACAGGAGGAGGAAGTAGCGGCCCAACTGAATGGACAAGAGTAGGAACAGATATAGCATGTACTTATGTAACAAGTAACCAATTTGGCGGTGAAGGAAACAGTCTTAATATGGCTCCTGATGGAGATTTTACATACGTAGCAAGTGTTCCAGAATCTTATATATATCAAGATGTTACATTGCACGATAATCAATGGTATGAATTATTTTTTGCTTATTCAAGTGGTGCTGGAGGAATTGCTTATGCTATTATTGACCAAGATGGCAGTCAAAATCCTTTTATTGTTCCTTGGACATCTTTAGAAGATACTGCATCTCTTAATAATTGGAAATATATAGGACAAAATGCATCAAAAACAAAAGTTAAACCATGTAGATTTTTTGTACCAGAAAATAGTGGAACTGCAAAAACTATAAGAGTTTGTTTTTCTGGTGTATCTGCAAGTTCTAACGTAAGGCTTGACGCAGTATGTTTAACAAAATCATTTCCAGATTTAGTGTCTATGTCAAATGCAACAGGTGTAGGAAATCCTTATACTAATGAAATGGTTACTTGGACAAGATATCAAACAAGCTTTACTATACCTTCTGAATTTGATGATGCAAATGATTGGGTTATAAATATAAATGCAGGAGCATATGGTCATCAAAACGGTGCAGATAATACATCAGATAGTAATGCTCTTTATTTTGGACAAATAAGATTAGAAGCTGAAGAAAGTGATACTTTAACATTTTTAAACGATAATAGTGCAACTGAATCTAAAGTTATGATTTATTCTGAAAATACAGAAAATTGGATTGCAAATGATTTAAAATGGACATCTCCTAATATGAAACCTGTTTATAATTATGTTAATGGAATGTTAAAAATATCAGATGCTAATTTTGCTACTGGTAATAAAAGTAAATTGTTTTATTATTTAAACAGAAATAAAATTGACAGTAGTAATAATGTGAGAGGTTGGCAAATAAGAGAACATCCATTATCATTACCGCCAAATATTATTGCTTCAGCGGCTGGAGATGCTAACGAAATAGGAGAAACATTTGATGCAATATGGTATTGTGAAAATTATACATTTGTTGATAAATATCAACAGTTTCAACATTCTGCTGATACTGAAACATCAAATTGGCCAATGGATGAATTAAGAAGCAAAGAATCTGCTGATGCAAAAAATTATGGAAGAATAATGTTTTATAACCAACATGGTGGTTATGATAGTTCAAATCCTGAAGAAAATATGTTATATTGGGGTGATGGTACAGGAACACCATCAGAAGGAGCTGCTTCAGGAGAATATATAGGGTTACCATGGGCTAATTCTGATGATGCTAATACATGGACACCGCTTAAAGTAAGTGAAAGCGGTTATGAAATAGATTTTCCTGTGCCTGCAAACACAAGTGAAAGTCCTTTAAAATTTTATTTAGCTTGGGCGGGAAATGATGGAACATCTAATGATATGGCATCAAAAATGTCAAGTTACACAACAGGAAATGTTTCAAAAATATCATTTTCATTTACATTTCATTTTCAATCTCATAACAAAGATGCATCTAATTCAAGTGGTATTGCTGGTGATGGTATTTCTGGTTCTAATCCACAAGGCAATTTACATAATCATTATCCTCCATATTTTAAAGTTTCTGCAGGAAAAGCATCAGGTTTATTTGGAGGAAGCACAATATCAAGTGCAAATCAAAATAAATTAGGAATGGCTAATTCTCAAGTAACATTAATGAGTAAAAAAGAAGAAGCTCAATTTTATAATGATGATGGAGATTCTATAGATTTTACTACTGCTGAAAATGTTGCTTTAACAATGTGGGCTGATAATGAATGGTGGTCTTTTGACGAAGTTGAAACATTTAATAATGGAGGAGAATCAAACAGAGCAACTGGAAGCAAACAATTTACAGGAGAAATAACTTTTGATGAAGATATTGCAATAACTGATGATATGATTATGGAATTTGAATTAATGACACCTGACAGAAATAATAATAATTTTTATAATTTTTTAATTGGTAAATGCACAGATTATACTGACAATGACCATGATTTTCCAAGAGTAGCCAGGGTACGTTTTGATAGCATTGACGTACATTTTACAAATTCAAATTGGACTGCAGCTGCAGATGGTGTAACGCAAGCTAATTCAAATGATACAAAAGTTAATTTTAGTTTTGGCACTCCAACTGAAGAAACTGCTGTAGGCTGGGAAGATAGAATGTTTAAATTAGGAGTTACATCTGTCAATGTATTTAAAGAAGAATCAAACATTAGGAGTGCTAGTAGTTTAGTAGGTATAACCGAAAGTGCTGGAGTTGATAATAATCAATCTGCAATTACAGCAGGACAATGTCCTTATGTTACAATATATGTAGGAGAAAAAGCAGCCAAAGATAATTACAGAAAACAATTAAAATATTATATGAAAGATAATGATTCTGATATATGGTATTTGCAATTTTATGTAGATTTAGATACAAATAAAGCATATTCAACAACATCTAATTATTCTACTGTTGGTATATATAATTCTAATACACATTCTTATTCTTATACTATACCTAGAGAACATATGCTTAATTATAACGAAATGGACAGTTATGAAGCAGAAACATTTGTTGCTCAATCAATTGGAGAAAAAGCAGCAAACGAACTTGTTTGTGATTATAAAGCTGGAGTTGTTGCAAATAACAGATTATATGTAGGCAATATAAGACAAAACGGTAAAATATATGGAGATAGAATGATTAAATCTCCTATTGGTAAATACAACATACTTCCTTCGTCTAATTTTATAGATGTTGCAATTAATGATGGAGATGAAATAACTGCATTGCAATATTTTAAAGATAGATTATTACAATTTAAAAAAAATAAAGTATTTGTTATTAATGTATCAGGTGATTTAGAATTTATAGAAAATACATTTGATAATGTAGGAATATCTAAACCTTGCCAAGTAACAAAAACACCATATGGTATTGCATGGGCAAATTCAAGTGGATGTTATTTATATGATGGTGAGCAAATGATTAATTTAATTGAAGGTAAAATTGGAACAGAAACATATCAAGCTGCATATACAAGCAATAACTGGACTATAACAGATACACAGTTTCCTGCAATTGGTTATATAAAATCAACAAAAAAATTAATTGTTTCATATACTACATCATCACATTCAATAGGAAATTCTAAGCCTACAATATTTCAATATGATTTTACATCTAAAGGTTGGTTGTTTTCTGCTAAAAGTTCCGTATCTGATAATAGTACAACTTCAGGAATTATTTATTCTAATTTTATTAATAATTCAGAAGGAAATATTTTGTATTATGTTGCTACTAATGCTATAAATGCAATATATAAATGGGATGATTCTCCAACTGCACATTCATCTAATCAAGATAAATTTTTATTAAAAACTAAAGATTTTGATTTTGGCAATCCTGCAGTAAGAAAAAAAATATACAAAGTTTATGTAACATACAAAACTGGAAATGATAGTACAAATTCTAATATTTTAGTTAAACATGCTACAAATGGTGGAACAACTTTTACTCCATTTAATGATAGCAGTACAAATTATGCAGCAGCAACAGGTCTTGCAGCATCAGCACAATGGGCTACAGCAATATTAACACCAACATCGTCAATTAATAATGTCTATTCATTTCAATTAGAATTTAGTGGAACAGATGTAGACATTCCTGAAGATTTTGAAATTAATGATATATCAATAGTATATAGAGAAAAACCAGTTAAATAATGGATAAATTACTTCATATAAAAGGGTCAAGAACAAAAGTATTAAGCTCTTTGCCTTCAAATTCATTTGGAAGCGATGGTGATATTGTATTATCTGCTATTAAAGGAAAAGGTTTTTATTTATGTGCAAAAATTAATGGAAGATGGTTTGTGTCTAACAAGCTAGAAGATTTAAAAAAGATGGAAAAAACATCTATTAGAGACCTTTCTGTTGATAAATTAAAAATAAAAAACACTACATTAACAAAAGATGAATTAAATAAGGCTGTAGGTAATTTAACATTTAATTTACCAGAAGGTTTAACATTAAGAAAAGTATCTGATGATGCTAATGCTGTTGAATTAATTTTACAAAAAGAAAGGTCTGATACTACAATAGATGACAATGATTTTGTAGGTAAAATATTATTTAAAGCTTATGATGACCAAGGAACCCCAGAAATAATGACTACTGGACAAATAAATAATCAAGTTTTAGATGCTTCTTCTAATGATGAAATTGCAAAAATGTCGTTTGCAGTATTAGCAGATGAATTTACTGATGCTGATGTTCCTACAAATTTTTTAACTGCAACAGGTATATCAACTGGATTTAACAATGTTCAAGTTAATTTAGGGGCAAGTAGCACTACAGATACTTTTATTCATGGTCAAACAAAGTTTACTGCATCAAATAATGGCTCAGAGGCTACAAATGGAAAAATACATGTATTTCCTTATGCTACTTCTGTTAGCCCTTATATATTAATTGAGTCATTAGCAGATAATGGTGATTATCTTAAATTGCAAACAAATGCTTCAGGAGCTTCAACAATATCTACAGTTGATGATGGAGGAGCAGCAGCAAATTTAACATTAGACCCAGATGGAGAATTAATTTTAACTCCTGTTACAGAGGTTAAATCAGATTCTCCTTTAAAAATAAAAGAAAGTGCAGATGCTGTTGCAGATACAGCAGGATATGGTCAATTATGGGTTCACGACACATCACCAAATGAATTAGCATTTACAGATGATGCAGGCACAGATATAATTGGTATTGGTAAATATGAATATGATATTAAATTTATTGGATATCATGGCTCTGGCACAAGTTCTTATTTGCCAATAAATGGATACATTTTCGACCAAACATCTACATCAAGTAGAAACGAATATCATAGTTTTATTGCTCCTTATAATGGAATAATAGAAAAACTTTCATTTAGAAGTGAAGTTGCACAAGATGGAGATTTAAGATTAGATGTATTAGAATCAACAGATGGAACAGAAGTACCAGGTACAGGAATTTTTAGAGGTATAACAACAGTAGATATAGCAGATGATACATATCAAGAATTAGATATGGCAAACCCTACTGTAGGAACTGCATATGCACCTTTAACTAAAGGTAGAATTTATGTTTTATATTTAATATGTCCATCTGCTCCACTAGATACAAATGTTACAGTTGTTTTTAAATGGGATATAACCAGTTAAATGGAAGATTTGTATATGAAGAGAATTATTATTATATTAAACAGCCAAATAGCAAACAAAAAGGAGTTTTAAATGGCAAGGACAACCCCATATTCTACAGCCAGAGTTAAGCAAAATTTAATTGAAGGCTTAATTAAATCAAGAACTAAAGATTCAGGCGGTAAAGAAGTCGCTAAACAAAAAAAGAAAATGAAAAAAGAGTTTGAAAAAGAAACTCAAAGATTATATAATAAAGCTATGCGTAAAGGAAAAAGTAAATTTGGGGATTTGCTTAAAGTTGGAGGCATGGCAGCAACAATATTTGGTGGCCCATTAGCAGCATTTTTAGTAAACTCAGCAATTAATCAATATATGGGTAAAAAACAACAAAAAGCATCAAAAAGTCTTTTAGGGTTAGATATGGATAGATTTGGAAAAACATTCCTTTCAGATGCTGCTGAAGGTTATATGTCTCAAGCAGAAGAACAACAAATTGATAGCAGTAAAGTTTTAACTGATTCATTATTAGCTGGAGGTATGTCTGCATTATCTTCTTATACACTTGGAGGCAAAGACCCACTTGGACAACAAATGGCTCAAGCTGCTGGGGAAGAAACAGCAGGAACAGTATTAAAAGATGCATTTGCAGGAATGTTTAAGCCTAAACCAGCCCCAGGAGCAGGAACAGTACCAGGAACACCAGTACCCCCTGTGAAAGCAGATTTAAAATCTTTAGCTGCTGGAGCTTCAACACTTCCTATGTTAATTGCACCATATACAAAAGACTGGCAAAAAAGTGGAACTAATCCTTTTGAAATAGGAAAGCTTAGTAAAAAAGGTGTATATAGAGATATAGATAGAGCAAGAGGTAAAGCTAAAAGAGATTGGAGAGGTTATGTTTAGGCAATCACTTATAGATAGTTTGCAAACAATATTTCCTAATATTTCATGGTCAGGAATACAAGGATTAACTCCTGGAAGAATTGCAGGTGGTTTTGCTGATGAATACGATATTGACCCACAAGATTTACCTGAATCGTTATTTCAGCCATTAAGTCAATCATTATTTAAAGCCGCTGAATATAAAACATATGCACCAATGCTACAATCAGAAGGAGAATCATTTTTAACTGATTTAACTGCAAGCATGCAAGGAGCTGATGTAACAAGAGCATATGGTGGATTTGCAGGCTCTGCACAATCAAAAAGAAAAGAAAAACAAGTTAAAGATGTTTATGGCAAAGCAATGGGTGATGTATATTCTAATATAAGAGGAATGCAAACTGAAGCATTGCAAGGTATACAATCTGAAGTCGATAAATGGCACGAAGCATCTCAATCTATTAAGGGATATTAAAATATATGAGCATATTTGATGACAATGACAATAGTCTTGCCAAATTTAATCAATTAATACAATTAGCAAAAAATGTAGCAAGCTTTCAAGATACAACGCAACAAGATTGGAGAATACAGCAACAACTTTATCAGCAAGAAACAAGAGAGCAAAATCAATTAAAATCAAGACATAACGGTATAGTAAATGCTTTTAATAATGCAACTACAAAAGAACAATTAGAAGCAGTTGGGAGCAATTATAGTAATTTTATGAAAGATGCAAAAACTGCTGGTGTTAGCGATTTATATTTAGATACAGGAAATATTATAAACAATAAATATGTAATATTTAATGAAACAGAAAATGCAGTTTCTAGCGGAAAAAATTATTTAAATGAAAAAAACCAAGATAGCATGTCTTACACATCTAATTTTTACAAAGACAATGAAGGAAACTCAGTAAAATTTACAGGGAGTATAGGAGATATGATTGGAAGTATGTCTCCTGGAGATTTGTCGCAAAATATTTCAGAAGCAGAAAATCAATTACAAATTTTACAAGCAGCAAGGCAATTTAATTATTTTAACCCTAATTTAGGAAAAGCAATAGAAGCTGTAAAAGAAAGAATAAATGGTCTAAATAGTTCTGAATTTTTACAAACAACAAATATATCTGATTTTTTAACTTTTGACCCTTATGATGAAACTGTTTCAGGTGCACAAGCAGATGATGAAAGCGGACAGCCATCAAATCCTATGGCTTTACAATATTACAATCAAATAAAAGCACATATACAAGCAGGTTCGTCTCCTAAAGTTATACAAGACATTGTGTCTGGTTGGTCAAGTGATGCTTCTAGTAAATATTGGAAAGAAATTAAAAAAATTGAAAGTGCAAATAAAGGAATAGAAATTGCAAATCAATTAAATGCAGGACAATTAGACCCAGAAAGTGAATTAATAAATGATTTTTTTCAAAACAATAGTTTTATATCGCAATCTTTAAACAAATCAGGCAAAACTATAACAGATGCATCATTTTTTGAAGAAATAAAAGCTAGAGCAATTGGCAATGCTATGAAATATAATAATCAATATAAATTAGCATCTGGTCAATTTCTTGAAACAAATCCTATGTATGACCCAAGTGGAGAAGAAACAACTGGCACAAGTCAATTAGGAATATCAAAGCAAGATTTAATGTCAGCACAAAGAGTTTTTGATTCAAAGCAAGATAAAAGTGCAGCAATAACAGATGAGGCTTGGAATTTTGTATTAAAAGAAAACAATTTATCTAAAGAAGAATATAAAAAGTATCAAAATAAAGAAATAATTATGTACAAATCAAAACCTGTAGGTGCAGATAAATTTATAACAACAAAATTAGACCCTGAAAGTGATTTGGCTAAATCAGCACAATTATATGTAAATCAAAATACAATACCTCATCCAGATGATGTTAAGACACAAGGTTTTCAAAAATATTATAATTATTATTTAGAGCAAAAATATCCTAAAGACAAAGGCTGGTATGAAGAAGAGGGTGTTTTAATAAATGATAATTTAAAACAAAAAGTAGATTTAAAAACAACTAACTTTAAATTAGGTTCTGTAATTCCTGAAACGTTTGCTTTTGAAGATAGTAATGTACAGACAGAGTTTATAGAAGCTAAAAATATAAACGATTCATTTTTTGCTAATTTTAAACAAAGCTATCCTGATGCAAAAGTTCCTGTAAAATTATTAAATCAATATAATCAAGAATTAGGATTATCTTCAGAACAATTATCTAATGATTTTCAAAATTTTTATCAAGTTGATTTAGGAATGCAAAATTATTATAAAAATAATCCAGATGCACAAAGAATTACTTATGAAGATAATTTTATTAAAAGAGCATTAGCTGGCGAAGTTGAAAATTTATCACAAGAAAAAATTAATGGATTTGTACAAAAATATCAAAAAGATATTGAAAATAATAATGTTGGTAGTGAAGGCATAAGCAATGGTTGGAAATGGGCATTAGGTGCGGTTGGAACAGGAGCAGGTGCTGCATATGCAGTAAGTGAAGAAAACATTGTTAAAACAACATATCATGCGGTTAAACAAGGAGCTATGTATTTAAAGGATGTTCATAAATTAAGCGGAGACCAGATTGATAGATTAATAAAATCTAATTATCATGGGCAGGTTACTGAAAAAATAAACAAGTACAAAACAGAATTAGATAATTTAAAAAATAAAATACAACCAGGAACAGAACAATACAAAAAAACTAAAGATAATTTAACAAAGTTAATAAAAACAACTAAAGAACGTTATGTAAAACATTGGATTAAAGAATTAAAAGTTTCTGAAAAAAGAATGTTTGAAATTATAAACAACGAAAGCAAATGGAACCCATTTGAGGTAAAAAGGTATATAACAAAAGAATTTCCAAAAGCTGCTAAAAATTTATTTTCAGCAAAACCTGGTAAATTATTAAAAACAGGCAAAATATTAGGAACATTTCAAATAGGAAGATATTTAACAGAAGGACTTGGGTATGATGATGAATTTTCAAAAACTATAGGAGGAGCAACTACAGTTGTAGGAGCAAAAACTTTAGAAAGTATTGCAGGTTCAAAAACTACAAAAGACTTAATTGGTAATATACAAGATAAAATAAAAACAAATAAAAAAATAAAATTTATAGATAAAAGCGGATTTCCGAGTACTATAGATGCTTCAGATGGCAAAATAAAAACAGCATTAAATAAAGCTTTGCAAATAGCAAAATCACCATCGCCTGTGCAGAAAAAAATAGGATTATTAGCAACTATTGCAACTGGCATTGGTTTAGGAATAAATGAACTTTTAAATTTGTTTGAAAAATAAAATATGAGTTTTACAATAAACAATATATCAGAATTTACGAATTACTGGAGACAGGCATATCCTACAATATACCAGAACATGGATGATGAGAGTATTATTAATCTCGTTAAAAGAAGACATCCTGAAATAGAAATACCTGAATATGAAGAAGTTTTGCAAACAGCAGAAGATTCTCCGTTAACACAACAACCACAATATAAAGATTATTCATTAGAAAATACAGAAACAGACCCTCAAAGTATTGCTTCATGGTTTTTAACATCTGATTTTATACCAGAATCATTTAAAGAAGAAGGATTTATGGGTATATCTCCTGAATTTTTTAGAGAATCATATAACAATTCAATGGCGGGAACAGCATATAAATGGCTGCATGGTAAAGATTATTGGGAAGTTAATGATTACGACCCCGCTTGGTATGCACAAATGGGACAATTTATAGTTGGAATGGCTTCACCATTAGAATTAGGTACAATTTTATTTACAGGTGCAATAGGTAAAGGAACTTCTGCTTTATTTAAAAATACAATATTTGGCGGCAGATTATTGGAGAAAGGGGTTGCTACTTCTATAGCATCAAAATACCCTAAAATGGGTACATTAGCTCAAAATACATTGGATGGTGCTTTAACTACAGGTATTGGTGGTTCTGGTTATGCTGCAGCACATGCATTAACACAAAATGTTGCACAGCAAAGAATGCTTGTAGGAGATGCTGAAGGTAGAGGTATTGGAAAAATTAATGTTAGGGATGCATTAACTGCAGCTTCTGATGAATTTTTACATTCGCTTCCTGTTTTTGCTACAGCTGGTGGTTTAACTCATGGAATGATGGCTTCAATATATGGTTATGCTGGGGCTTATATGGCTGAAGGCACATTAGGTAAAAAATTAACGCAAGCTGTTACTAACCCTACTGCTAGATATGGTTCTGAATCATTAATGTTTACAACATTACCTGCTATGATGGGCGATGAAGATGCTCCAAAATTAGGAACACCTGAATGGTGGCAAAATTTAGGAACAGATTTAGTATTAGCAGCAGGTTTAAGACTTGGCGGTAAAATGGTTGAAGGCAAAGATATAGATGCATATAGATTTTTGTCTAATGAAATTAAGCTTGAAAATAAATTAAATAAAAATATAAACAAATCTGTTTCATCTGTTATTAATGAAATTGATTCTAAAGATGTTCCTCTTGAATTAAGAAATATGGTTAAAAAATCAATCATTGACGAAGCAGGTATTGATTCTAATTTAAGTCAAGGAAAAAAAGATTTAGATTTTATTGCAGAAATAAATAGAAAATTAGAAGATACAGATTATCAAAATAAAGCAAGAACAAAAGGAACTCCTGAAAATATTGAAATGGGTAAGTATGCACAACTTGTTAGCACATACAAACTTGGAGAAATTCAAACAATTGCAAATATTTTATCTGGCGGTGAACCAAGAATTAAACAATCTTTTAAAGATTATTATGGAAAAGAACCAAATGCTACAGAGCTTACAAGATTTACAAAAACTTTAGAAAATTGGCAAAAAGATTTACAAGAATCAATTAATTGGCATAATGAATATATAAGCGGAGGATGGACTCTTAACGATGCTGATGGTGTGAGTGGAGGGCAAGTAAAAAATCCTTCTAATGTTATTCCTGATTATAAAATAAAAACACAATTAGGCGGAATGAGCAGAGCAGATGCTTTAAAAGGCATGATGACTGAAAAAGAAATTATAAAAAGAGCAAAAAAAGCAGGTTTTGAAGAAGGTGTTGAGTACAAATTAGATAATGATGGAAAAATTATTGAAAAAAACAATCTTATTAACAGATTGTATGATTTAAGAAAATATACAGAAGAAACAAAACGAAAAGAACTTGAATTATCGCAAGAACAATTAAGAGCTGCAAGTAGGGGTGCTAATGAATATACAGAAATAGAAAACATAATATTAAAAGAAAAAATAAACGAAAAATCAACAAGTTCAATACCTGAGGTGCAAGCATCTAATATATCAAACGAAAATAAAAATATTATATCTTATAGTTTAGACAGGCTAAGAAAAAAGAAAAAATCTGCTGCATCTGCAAAAGAAACAATAGAATTGGCTGAATTTGTTGAAAATAGATATAAAAGAAATTTACATCAATTAACTGCTGATGAACTTGCTAGTCTTGGAGTAGAATATATACAAGACAAACTTGGAGTTGATATTTATGATTTAACTAATCAAGAGTTAATTAATAAAAAATTTACAGATAGACAAATTAGAAATTTAAAAAGAAAAGCTGATAGTTCAAGAGATAATTTAAATGAATTGTTTAAAAACACTCCTTTAGGAAGAATTGTAGGAGACAATATAGTTGCAGATATAAAAAAATGGAATGTTAAAAGTGTTGAAAAACTTACTATAATAGGTGGAAGAAAAGGATTTCAAAAATGGATAAACTTCATTAAAAGCAAAAAAAATATTGAATATATACCAGAAAGAATTGATAAAAGAGTTAAAAAAACAAAAAAAGTATTAGAACCTGCACAAACAATATCTTCAACAGGTGCAGAACTTGCTATTAAACTTGCTAATCAAGGGAGATTAAGACCTACTGAATTAGTTAATTTAAAAGTTACAGATTTGCTTACAAATGCTGAAGGAAAATTAACAGGAGAAATAAGAATTTTTCAGGCAAAACAAAAAGGCGGAGGAGAAAGAGTTAGGATTATAGATGACTTAGATTTATCTAAAAAATTGCTAAACTATGCAAAAAATAATAATAAATCAGGAACAGATAAAGTTTTTCCATTTGAAAAAGCTGCTAAATTTAATGCTTTAGCTAAATATTTAAGCGAAAAATCTGGGGCTAGAGTACAAGTTAGATATGAAGGAAAAGTTTATGAATTTGGAGATGTTCTTGCTCCAACAGAAAGAGTTGGAAAATTAGATATACCAGAAAAAATTGCTGGTTCTGGTAGAGAGTATGGCAGAGCATTAAGAGCTAGATTTGACTCAGAAAAACCTACAGGGACTAGTCAAAGAGGTATATCAGACGCAGCTGAAAAACAATATGATGTAGCTGCTACAAAAGAAAAAAGAGCACAAAGATTAAAAGAAGAAGTTATATTTAAAACAAAAGGTGATGATGTCGCTAGAACAAAGTTTATTAACAAAGTATTAAAGAAAAACAAATTAACAAAAGAACAATTAAAAGTTGAAGGATTAAAAGAAGGAGTTCTTGGAGAGTTTGCAGAAGGAATGATTAAACTTCAAGAAGGATTGTGGCAACCAGCTGATTTTTATCATGAAAACTTACATAGATTAAAAGCATTTGGTAGAGCTACTAATAACACTAAATTAAATAAATTGATTGATAAAGCAGAAAAACTTGCTGTAAACACAAAAGAATATAAAGCCTGGAAAAAGAAAAACCCTAATAGAGATGTAGAAGAATTTCTTGCAGATATTGCAGGAGGTAAAGCATCAAGGATGGAATTTAGTTCAGGAGCAATAAATAAAATGAAACAATTTTTAAAACAAATTGTGTCAAGAGTTAAAGTTGCATTTGGTGTGGGTAATTTTAAAGATATATCAAATGTTCTTGCTAAACGAGTACAGAAAGGATTTTCTACAGAAGGTGTTGAGTTTGCAAAAGGTCAAATAAAATTTAGAATGGAAGAAATGACTCAAGACGGTGCATACAAATATGCGAAAAATGCTCTTGATGAATTGTTTGACGTAGGAGAATTAAGCAAAGGACAAAAATCTGATGTTGTTAGATTTATTGGAGAAATGAGTGGGTTTGGAGAAGATTTTAAATTAAATAAAAATGTTGAAATTCCGCAATTACAACAATTTGTTGCTACAATAAACTCTATGGATAAAAATGTTATTAAACGTTTACCAGACAAAGTAGAAAAATTTAGATTATTTAGAGATTCAGAAAGACAAAGAATTGTTAAAAATGTAAAAGAATCAGAAAGAGCTGAATTATTAAAAGATTTAAATGTTAAAGATGGAGAGTTGTTAAATGCTACAAATGCTCAAATAAAAGATTATATGGAAATATTAGCAACAATGGATGATGTGTCTTCTCCTAATTCTTCATATATAGATGACCAAATATCTAACAATGCTATAACAATAAAAACTGACAGAATGCAAGCTATGAAAAATTTAGTAGCTAAAAACACAAAATTTATGTTGCCTGTGTCCACAGTATTAGAATCTATAGGTTTTAAAAAATTAGCAAATAAATTATATAGCCACACATCACAAGAATTAAAACACATTGGAGCTTTTTCTGCATTTGAAGATAAAATGCAAGGTTTATTAGGTCAAAGAAAATGGAACAAAACAAAAGAAATGTTGTATTTGTTTGATAAAGAAAGATATATGGAAAGAAAAGATTTAGGTGTATTAAGTAATTCTGAAAAGAAATTTATAAATGATGCAATTGATATTGACACATGGAAAGTAAAAAACACAGAAGCTGGAGAAATTGTTAAAGAATATAACAAGCTGATGAAATATTACAAAGATGAATTAGTAGGAGATTTTGGTGTATTAAGGCAAGTTTTAAACGATGCAGAGTTTGAAAAATTTGTTAATGATAAAAATATTAAATGGCTTGAAGAAAATATATATGTACAAAGAAGATTGACTAAAGAATTTAAAGAATTATACGACCCTAATGCTAGGCATTTTGAAAATTTGATTGAGCAACAAACAGAAGCTATTGCTACTAAAATGGCGAAAAGATATTACAAAGATAGAGGCACGAAAAACGTAACTCCAGAAATGATTTCAAATAAAAAAATAGAATTATGGGATGATGCTAATGCAACAGCTTATGGTGAATTATATGATATGTTTGATTTTAATCCAGGTAAATACACACCATCATTTTTAAAAGAAAGACATGTTAAATTACCAGAGTTTATAGAAATCGGTGGTAAAAAAGTAGAGGTGTATGAAAAAAGATTTGGTTTAACTGTTAAGGATTATGCAGTAGGTCAAGCTAAATTTCTTGCAAATGTAGAATACTTTCCAGAATTTGTTAAAATGAAAGGCTTTAATAAAGTTGGAGAAAAAAAGCTTTTAGGAGAATTAAGAATAAAAGATAAAGGTATGTCTGATTGGGTTGAAAAAAGAATTAAAGACCATTTAAAAATAGATAAAAGTTATACAGATTACCCTAGTGGAATAAGATTGACAAGATATACAACTTCTACACTTGCTAAAATAGGACTATCTATGCCTACATCTGGTATAAAAAACTTTTTAGTTGGTAGCACACAATCTTTATTGACTTTTAGATTAAGAGATTTTGGTATGAGTTTTGTTGATGCTCTTTACAAAGACAACAGAAGAATGGTAAAAGCCACAGGTGCAACTGAAATTGGTATGAGAGATTTTGAAATGAAAGGTTTCAAAGGGCTTATAGATAAAGCTGCGAATCAACCATTTAAAGCTGGATTAATGAAACCATCTGAAAACATTAACAGATATGTTTCAGTTCTTGCTGGAAGACGAGACCAAGCATATCTTGTTAGAAGATTACAAAATGCAAAATTAAATTCATCTTCATATAAAAAAGCTTATACAAAATTATCTAAATTTTACAAATTAGACGATTCTGAAATTGGTTTGTTAAAAAAGTTTGGAATGAATGGTGTTGAAGGAATGAGCAAAGTTGAAAAATTAGCAAACAAAAGAGCTCTTGATGCTGTATATCAGAAATTAGACACATATGCACATATTAATACCCAAGGTGCTGCTATTAATATTTTTATGCCAGATTGGGCTGGAGGGCCTTTGGCACAATCAGCTTTGCTATATAAAAGAATGGCTTTTGCTGCAACAACAAACACAATGAGAAATTTATCAATAGCTGTGCAAACAGGAACAATGTTAAGACCTCTTATGTTTGGACTAGGAACATATCTTAGTGGAGAAGCGATGGTTTATTTATACGATGCTATGTATGGACAAAAATTACCAAAACAAAATTCAGATGAGTGGAATTATTATAAATTAATCATGTGGAAAGGTGAATTTTTAGGTATATTGTCAGAATTTTTAAATCCATTTAGACAAAACGGAGGATATGCTGAAACTATGTATCCAGCGGTTGCATCCACAATTTCTACTATGGCTAATTCATCCATGTCAATTGTGAAAGGAGAAAAGTTTACAGGACAAGGAGTTCATGACATATTTAAATCTTCGGTTAGTTTATATAATGGAGTTTCTAAAATTTACAAACAGCATGTTTCTAAAGAAGGTTCTTATGCACAAAAAGAAAAAAATGTAAGAAATTTATTCTCTGAAATGGGTCAAGATATCCAAGACAGAGAATTTATAGAAGGAACAAATAAATTTAAAATAAACTTTGAAAGAAGTAAATATATGAGAGCTTTTCATGAAGCATTTACTTCACATAAACCTAAAGATGTTGCTAAATGGTATATGATGGCTGTATTTGCTAAAGCAAACGACTATTGGTTTACAAAACAATTAGAAGATGGCACACCAATAACAACAGAAAAAGAAGCAATGCAATATGCATGGGACAGCCTTTCACAATCTCTTGACACTTTAAATCCAGACAGAGTTGCAGTTACAGCAACAACTAAAAAAGGGAAAAGAAATCAAATATTAAAAAGAATACAAGCTCATGACTGGTTTAAAGCAAAAGACAAAGAAAAAGGCGAAGAATTTATAAAAATGATTGAAAACACAACAGGTCAATATTGGGAAAAAAGAAAATTGCTTATGCAAGAACTTAAAAAATATCTTCAATCAACTAAACTTCAAAATGATTTAAAATATTACAACATTAAATTTGAATCAATCTTTTTCAAGAAATAACTCTTTAATTGGTAGCAATACCAGTTGACTCATATTATCATCACCACCCATAACCATTTTTAATTTACCTTGATTTTGCCTCTTTTTTATTAAAGCTCTTAATTCATCAACTTTAAATATAAATCCGCCCTTAATCACGTTGTTTACGGACAATAAATGTATCCATACACTTGCTTTGGTTGTAGATATTCCAGATGGTTGTCTTTTATATCTTATTTCAATACAAATATTGCCAGTTGTTTCCCATATATCTCTTTCTGTTTTTATCTCTATTTTTGTGTTGCCTTCAAATAGTTGCTGAGTAAACTCCTCACCTATTCTTCCAAACAACATATCCTCCTTTACTTTTAAGTCGTGTGACTTACAATATCCTTCTTCTAATGGCATCCATTCTCCTTCATGCTCTATATAAGCATTGTCTTTGTATTTGTTATAAATATCAATCAGTTTTGTCATCTTCAATCGGCAAGTAAACTTCTGCATGTGCATCACAATTTGAACAAGAGAAATTACTTACAATGCCTTCTCCATCAAGTCCATAATCCTCATAATCAAAATCATTACCCCATATCATGTCTTCTTTGCAATGCCAGCATTTCATTTATCTATACCTCCATATTTAGATTTATATCTCTGCATAAGCATTCCAGCTTCAGATGTTTTTTTAATCTTTATCAAATGTTCTATTTGTTTTTGTAGTTTTCTTTTTTCTGTGTTTAATTTGACTTTCTCTCTTTTTCTTTGATTTGCTTGTCTTTTATTCCCCATCAAAATATCCTTCTTTTGCATAATGACATATCAATATTGCATCAGCAGTTGCTAATGTTATTTTTTTAATGTTAGGATATAGTTCTTTAGCTTTATCTTTAAGCCAGTTTTTTCTATCCCTTGATATCATTCCTTTAGGACAGCCAAACCATTTCATCCAGTTGTTTGGTAGTTCTGTGTATGTTTTTACTTCATGTGATGCAGCTATACCTAGCCATTGTCCATAATTAACACCATATGTAAATGCTCTACTTGATGCATTGTTAGGTCTTGCCCAAACTCTCTCCATCAAAAACTTTACATCGTCTGGTGCTGTATCTCCTATTGCAGATAAAAATGTTGCCGCCATATCTACAACCTTCTTAGGACATTTTACAGCTTGTATATCTCCTTCTTCATCAATTACAGTTAAACCACCGCTAACACCTGGGTCAACTCCTATGTACTTAAAATGGGATTTTTCCATCAATCATCTCCTCTATTGAATTAAATATTTTACATTTATTGCCTTGATATCCTAAATCTACAGAACCACTATCTCCATATCTAACTTTGCCCGCAGATATTGTTAGGACATTCTTGCCTTTTCCTTTCTCTCCTTGCACCTTGTAATCATAGTATGTAAAGAATACATTCTCAGCAACTTGTTCTATCGCTCCACTCTCTGCTAAATCAGATAGTTGTGGCTCAAATGTTTTGCCTCTATATTCTATACCTCTATTCAATTGTGATGCTAAAACTACAACAGCACCAGTTTCTTTTGCTAACCATTTATAATCATTAACAAGCTGTTCTATTTGCAGTCTTCTCTGGTCTTCCTTGCCTTCGTATGAAATCAATTGGATATAATCATCAAATATAATATCTGGTTTAAACTTCTTGATTTCACTTGCAGACACACTAAAATCTCTGATATTATCAAACATCAAAAACTTATCGCCACTATACTTTCTTTTGATAAACTCTAATGTTTTATTAACCTCTTGCAAATCATTGTTATTAAAAACATTCTTTCTTACCATAGAATATGATAGTTCTTGTGATTCTAAACATATAATCTTTTTAAGCAGTTCTGAATTAGGCAACTCTCTACTAAAAAACATAGCCTTGTATCCAGATTGCAATACATTTGCCAACATATTTATAAGAACAGTTGTCTTACCATGTCCAGGTCTACCGCCTACTATGGTTATCTCTCCTCTAGTTAGTCCACCAGCAAACCTATCAAGACTGCTATATCCAGTTTTAATAAGCTTAGATTCTTTATTCTCTATCGTATCTAATGTTTCGGTAATAATTTCTTCAATATCAGATTTAACAGATGGTCTTATATCCATCAGTTCTCCAAATACAGAATGTGCTTGACTTATAGATTTATATACATCATCATTATTGCCAAGTGCTCTTTCTCTTATTTTATCTGCATGTTCTATTATTTGTCTAAGTAGGTATTTCTGATAGATTTGTGTTGCATAAAAAGATGTTGTCCCTTCTGCACAAGTTTCATTGTGGCAATCCACAACATATATCTTGTCTAGTCCTTCATCTATTTCGTCTTGTGTTATTGATGTGCATACGGTTAATACATCTATATGCTCACCTTTCTTTCTCATTTTTGTTATCTTATTCCATAACAATTGTGCCTTGGGTTGATAAAAAACACCTTCTTTTGTAAAGAATCTAGCAACATCTTCATAGTCACCAGGTTGTTTAATTATCGAGCCAAGAACAACATCTTCCGTCTGTTTGTCGTACGGTAATGGTGTTCCCATGTTTCTTCTCCTATTGAACAGATTTTTATACTGTTCCTTTTTATTTTAATGAACTTTTTATCGTGTGTAATGTAATAATTTAAGACATAAATCCCCTATGAGTCCTAGTAAAAAAACTCATTTAGGAGGGGATATTGATTTAAAAGATAACTAAATATCTAATGAACCGTACTCTTTCTCCATCAATGTTCTTATTCTAACCATAACGGTGTCAATCAAGTCTTCTGTAATTAAAACATTATTTTCGCTTATATTACCTAAATTTCTTTTGTAATAAGCTAAATCATTTTTCAACCATTCGATGACCAATTCCCTGTCTGATTTTCCTGCGTATCCTCTTGGCAATTATTCTCCAGTATTGCTTGAACTTCTTCGGTTAACTTCTCTAACTCTACTTCATTTACTTTATATACCATACTATCATCACTTGTAGGTATCAGAGTTATAGGCTCTCCCTTGAAGTAAAGTCCCCAATTATTTCTGTTGAGAACCTTGAGGATTGTTGTTTTAATATTATCCATTTTATCTTCCTCTTTTTCTATTACTGCTCTTTTTTTTTCTAACTTTTCTTCGTGATTGAGAGCATCATCAATACAAAGAAATCTTTTATCATCACTTGTCAGCCACACTATCGTCAGTTCGTGTTTTAGCATCTTCTTCAGCTCTTTTGTCAATGTATTTTCCAAGTTTTTTTTCATGTTTATTCATTTCTATATAACTACTTAGAATCATCTCCATTTGTATCATTCTGTTTTTTAGAATTTCTGTTCTTTCCATCATTTGATTTACTGCTGTTGCTACTTGCCTTATTGTTGGCTTTTTTGCCATCTTTCTTCTCCTTTTTTTCTTCAGTTATTTCCTCTGATTCTTCTTCGTATTCAAAAACAACTTCATTTAATTCATCTAACTTTGCACACATACCTCGTATTGTATTTTCCAATCTTTCTACTTTTATATTTAAAGAATGTATGTCTTTTTCCATGTCTATGGCTCTACCCATTTCTTTCTCCTTGTTGTTAATTAGTGGGAGGAGAGAGGGACAGTTTGTTGTGTTGTGGGACTGCCCCTCCTCTTTGGCTTTCGCTATTTCGATATATGTCTATACACAGTTGCTCTCGATACTCCCGTTAGAGAGACTATTTTATTGACTTTTACTCCAAGTCCGTATAGTACATTGATGAACATTCTTTTTCCTGTTCCAACTTTACGTTTAGAATGGTATTGCATCATCCGCTCCTTGACTTATTTGTTTATCTGTTCCGCCTTCCCATGGTTTACAGAATTTACAATCCCAGTATTGTCTGGTCTTGCCATCTCTATCTGTCCATGGTCTGCCTTTATCGACTACAGCTGTAACAGCCTTACCTAGCATATCTTGTGCTGATAATTTTGGTAACAGCTTAACTTCAATAACTTCGCCATTAACTTCTTTTTTATCAGTACCACATTGTATACCAATTGTTTCACAGAATCGCATATAACCAGTATTTCCAGTAGAATTTGATTTAAAGGTATCATTTGCTGTCGGCTCTAAAAACCTCCATAATTTGCCTCTAAATTTACGTCCTACATATGGTTTTCCATCTGTGTCCACCATACCACCTACATCGCTTTTATAGCTATATTGGTTTTTTTCATTGTCTGGTGCAACCTCAACTGTATATGTAAATAATTCAGCCTTGTGCTCGCCTCCTTTTACATTTACAACTTTAGTTTCAGATTCAATTATGTGGCATAAATACTCGCCTTTAACATATGGTATGAACTTTGTCTTTGGTTTATTGTCGCCACCTGGAATTGCAAAGCTTTGCCCTCCAGTAGCATTGTTTAGTACATCAGTTACTTCTGCCATTATTTTTTCTCCTTATTTGTATTACTTTTCATGTTGTTTATTTTTTCTATACAGGCTTCGTAGTTATAAGCATTGATGTCCATGCTCCTAACTTTTGCTCTCAAATCATTCACAAACTTATCACCTTGAGGTTTTGCCACCTTGTACAGGTCTTCTTCCTCTTTTGGTGTTAAAGCATCTGGCTCTGGTAAATCTTCACCAGCAAAGATATATAATCCTAATCCATGCAAGGCAATTGTTTTAGCCAAGGCTCTTTGTATGCTTGTATTAATATGAAAAGCATTTGGTTTTTCTATCGGTTGATTTCTATTGTCAAGTACGGGATGAATTTGTGATAGTGATACACCATCAACTTCTACCCATACATCAACAAAAAAACCACATTGTGTTACAAAGAATGGAGAACCATCCTCTGCCTTTGTTACTCCGTATCTAGCATCTGGGCATGTTTTCTTTAAAAGACTCCATGCATGTGCCCAAGATAAATAAGTAAACTGTCCTTTTTTCTCAGAATACTTACTAACATCTTGCTTGTAGAGTTTCATGAATGTGCTTTGTGTTGTTTTGTTCATATTCACTCCTATTTTGGAGGATTGCACACACCTCTGAATTGACAGTATTTACATTGCCAGTCTTGTACTGGTGATACTCCAATTCTAAAAGGCGGTAATCCTTGTTCATGTTCTTCTTTTACGTTAGTCCAGAATAGATAAGCACGTGAAACGTATGTCAACGGAACTGTCACACATCTCATACTGGAATTGTTTTTATTGTAGTAATACAAATACATTCCATCTAACCTACCCATCTTTTCTTGAATAGCATATCCATATGTCCCTAGTTGTAATTCATAGTGAATGGAAGGATTAAAAGATGGTTTTCTACCAAACTTCATCTTCCAAGACCAATCATTACAAGTTTTTATGTCAAACAGATATACTTCTTTGTCTTTCTTTTCAGCTACGATATCATAAAAGCCTCGAACGTTTAATTCTTCTATGAGTATCTCTCCTTCTGTGTGAAAAACAAAACTTTCTTTTTCTTTATTTTCTTTTTCTTTATCTCTATTATATATATCTCTATTATATATCTCTAGAGAGTGTTGTATATCATTGTGTACAACGTTTCCAAGTCTAAGCAATCTTTTCGTTCCATCATCCATATCTTCAGTTGCCTCTGCTTGAATTACAGATTCAAAGTATAATTTCCTAGAACAAGAACCCGCACCACTAGCATGATAGAAATGTTCTCTATTCTCGTATCTTTCTATGTAGTTTTCTTCTTGTTTTTTATCTAGGTAGTTGTTGTAGATAGCCTCTATGTCAACTGGACTATTTTGATTCACTTATTTCTCCGTTTCCATATTTTTTAATCAAATGCCTTAACCACTCAGAGCCAGAACCCCAGCCATTCATAAGTGCATTGCCTCTAAACTTTTTCCAAGATTTATCGTCAACGTTTGTTATGCATATTGTTTTTTTATCACTCATATTTCCCCCTTTGGTAATATAGTTAATATATTAATGATAGATTGTTACTATCAACATATATTTATTATTTTTTATTAGCCCTTCTGTGTCTCATTCTTTTCTCATTCATTTTATCTTTTATTGTAATTATGATTTCTACTACACACATTACAAAAACTCCAGCTGATGCAATCACAAGCATTAACATTAATATTGCTTCAATCATTCTTCTTCCTCTATTTCATATATTAATTTATCTACTCTGGCACACCAGCGACTCATTCTACTTCTGTCTACCATACTATCTCCACTTAAATCAGAAAATATTTCTTTTGCTTTTCTAAGCAAGTCAAAACATTCTTCGATATCTCTAATTCCTCTTGCCATGTTTTAATTCCTTGATTTCTTCTTTTAACATTTCTATTTGCTCCATGAGTATACTTATCTCACGCAAGTAAACAGACATACTATCTCTGTCATCTTCTTCAATCATGAGCTTAACTATCTTATCCATTTTCTCTCCTTATTTTTTTAAATAATTCTTTCATGAACTTTTTATCATCATTGATTTTAACTTTGGGCAATGCCCTAAGTAATTTAACCAATTTCCTTGTGCTTTTCAACATTCCTATTTTTCCTCCTTGTAATCTGTTGTATATAAATTACCGTTAAACATAAAAACGTGTCCAGCACCATGTAACTTTCTCATTTGAGCAAATACTTGTTTAAAATACTTTTTCTCAAATTCTTGTGATGCATATGTTTTTGTTTTAGTTTTTGGTTTACTTTTTCTTTGTTCTATCTTTTTATCTTTTGGTTTAATATCTGCTGGTTTTGATGTCATATTTGACGTTAAAAGGCATAACCATATTATCATTGCTCCTAAGATTCCGTATATTCCTTTAATCATTTCATTCTCCTTGTATTGTATCTATTATCATTCCTACTACTACGATTAGCAGTACTACTTGTAAAGGCATCCATTCCACTATGTTTTTCTCCTTATGTTTTGTTATTAAATTTTAAGGGAGTGTCAAAAAAGGTGAAAGGACTCCAGAATAACACCTCGATTGCGGTCACCCTAACAATTCTCCACTCCCTCATCGTTATCTCCTCGCTTTTTCTAGCACTTTCTGTATCTTGTTAAATACCACTTTATATTCTCTATTTGTGTAGCATTCAACAACTATCGGTTTCCAGCCAGTACTATCGCTAACGTTGTTATGCATATAAAACTCAAAAACTCCTCCTTTCTCATAGTTTTTTGACTTTACAGCAATAACCTCCTCCATCTTGACGTATGTCATTTCTTTATTAAATGTATTTGTATCATCTGTTGCTTGTACAAACAACAAACCTATCGTTGTTATTATTATCTTCATCCGTATATCACCTCCCCGAAACAAGCCATTTGTAGCACTAAATCAGCATCTCCAGCATCATATGTCATATCCAGTATCCTTCCAAGTGCTTTGGTGCAACTATTCTTCGGGTCGTCCATCTTCTGCAATGCATCAATGATTGATTTCTTTGTTATTGGATATTTTTTCTCATCAAACATATCGTGTATGAATAACACAGCATCTTTCTTTTTTGTCCTAGTTAAATATTCGTGCTTCCAGCCTCCCACTTTCTTCATATCCTCTCTATCTTCACAGCTAACATTATCTGCCCAGTATGTTGAGCCTCCTTCAAATGCACTACATATCACATCCTCAATCATTTCATCTGATATTTCTAGCCTTCTGTTTATTATATTCATTTCACTCATAGTTCTAACTCCTTTAGCTGTTTATCTATATCGTGCTTATCTTCATCTGGAATATATATCCAGTATTTCATTAATATATCATACAGCAAATCTCTAGCTGATTGATATTTGTGTAATAACTCATCTCTACTATCCATTAGGTATCTCCTTCCTCTCTAGTTTATATGTAGGCATATCCTCGTATTTATGCACTTTTCCGTGCCTATCACAACTCCATACTATTCTATTCTTAGGGCAGAAAAACAGCATATCCTTTTCTCCCCATTGTCTATGCATATTCTTGTTCATTTTTTCTCCTTTACTTCTACATTAAAATCATCATAAAACTTACAAGCAGTAGCAACATTTTCTCCACTTTCAAAAACATCTAAAACAATACCTTCTGCTTCCATTTTAACTTGGATATGTAATCCTTCATAATCCATATCTAAATATTTTTCATCCATTTTCATTTTTTCTCCTCTAATTGTATTCTTATTTCTTGAAGTCCATATTCATCTTCATCAATATCTGCAATGTTGCAATTTTTTAGCTCTGTAATAGCTTCCCTTGTAATGCATTCAAAACTACATAAATCATTACCATTGTAATCTTCAATTATTATCTTCATTTTTTCTCCTTTTCTTCAAATAATTTTTCGTAGCAATGAACACATAGCCAAGTATAATATAGGTCGCAAAAACTCTCCTTGTAATCCGTATCAAAGTGAACCTCGCATTCATCACATCTAACAATACTCATTTCTTCCCCCTTGTTTCCCAAAATATATAAAACACACACATTCCAAAACAAAACAATAAAAGTGCTAGTGTTATATTTATGCTCATTTCTGGTGTAATCTCTACCATATCTCAAACCCTCCAGATTGAATACAGAAAAGTGCAAAATCCTCAACATTCATTGTATCAAATGGATAAAAGGTTGTCGTATCATTCTTATCTGCTTTCTTTCTTTGTTCCATTGTCTTTTTGTATGCAATTTCGTGTTCAATTGCTACTCCAGTCCCAATCAGTTCCATCAGCTTTTTACCCAGCTTTTCAGCATCTTCAGCATTTAATCCAGCACCATCATTATAATGTCCTTTTTGGTGCAAATCTTCTGAAATTATACCATCAGTAAAGTTATAACAGAAATCCCACAAAGGTCGCCAATTCCAAGCACTATTCCTAAAATAAACACCTGGATTTGCTCTATCAAACTCATCCTTTTCTTTCCAATACTTATCATTCAGTTCATCATCTTTAGCTAGTATTTCTATTCTTTCACTAGGCTTTATTTTATTCATCTTTTCCAATGTTGGAAAATCATCATATGTTTTATTTTCTTTTGGATTTAATCCGTGTATATCCATTCCCATTTTTATATCTCCTTTTTTTCTTTTTTTGCATATTCCTTTAACTTATGGTAAAATTCTTTAGCTGCTCCCATTCATTTACCTCCTTTTTATTTCCATCCACATCCTTGCTATTTATTGCTTTTATTAATCTTTTTCTGTTTCCATTATCTAATCCAGCTATCCACATAATGAAATTACTTTGCATCTGTCTGAATTTATCTTTTAAATAATCTCCATTACTTGCAATTTCAAATGCCGAGCCAGTAACTCCATATGCATCTTCTGCAAATGTTTTCAAATCTGTATCAATTGCCCACCTTACTATTCTTTGTATGCATTTACTTGTCATTTTCTTGTTCCTCCTTCTTTGTCTTCTTCTTCGTGTAAGAAATCTCTTATTTCATTTATTATTCCTTGTGCTTTATAGCCTAGTTGATAATCTATCATTATATCAAATAATTTCGCACTAAATCTTCGCATTTTCTCTTGTTTTTCTGTTCTCATTTATTCCTCCTCATCTATTTCGTGTGAGAATGTATTTTCTTGCATCCAATCTGCCCAGCACTCTCCTTCTCCGCATAATATATTTTCATTACTATATTGACAAGCATAATAATTTGCCCAGTATTCGTTACCTTCTATTTCTTGACGACATTGACTACATTTTTTCATTTCTTTCTCCTTTTCTTTTTAGAATTGTGTTGTTAATAATTTGATTACTTTTCTGTCTTGCCTTTTCTTTAAGGCCTTTACTATTTCTTCGTTTTCTAGTGCTATATCTGGATTAATTCCAGCGTGTGAACATAGTATCATAAAATTCATTCTTCTCATCTTATGCCTCCTCTTGTAATTTGTTTAAATGTTCATATAATCCTTCGATTAAATCTTCGTAAATATTGGTTTGAACGTGTTTATATGGTTCGGAACCATTGCCCATATCAATCTCTGGTTTATTGGTTAATAGGTGGGTGTTCATAGCACAATATTGTGCAATATCATAATAATAAATTGGTATATTACTATCGGCTATTTCGTTTATTGTATCGTGTATATCATCACAATTAATATCTAGTTCTTCGTGTTTTATTATATCTTCTAATTCATCACAAGCATTTTCTATTAAATCGTCCATATAATACTTGTTCTTTTTTTTTCTATATTCTTCTATTGTTTCCTTTAGTTTTTTGTTTTCATTCTCTAAGGCTTGTATTTTTTCTTTATGCATTTTATTCTCCTTTTTTAATTGTTTTTGGTAGGTTGTCAAGTTTATTTTTTTCTGTTCTTTCAAATACATAATATGAATTGGCTAGAGTATTATGTAAAATATTAATAGCTATTATAACATATAATTTAGCGTCATTATCTTTTATCTGTTTCGTTGAATTGTGTAAATTTTCGAGTGCTTCGTGGAGTGTCTTTCTATCTGCAAATAAATTGCAAGGTGTGAATTTTATTTCTTTTTCATAATGAATTTTTTCTTTCATTTTTTGTTTTCCTTTTTATTTTTTTCTCGTGTTTGGCTTGTGTTAGCCAGTAAGTAAATATAAAACGGTTGAAATATTTAAACAAATAAAAAATATAAAATATATTAATTATATTGGGAACTAATACAAAATATATGTAGTTTACATAATAAATAAAACAAAGGAGCAGAAATGCAAAAAGTAATAACATATATAAAAAAAGTAAAACTAGTTAATCCGCTAACATTATTTAAAAAATGGTTTTTAGCTGATATTACGCAGACATTCGCTGAATTAAGTAATAGTTTAGATAATAGAGTTGATAGGTTAGAATGTCAAACAAGCGTTGATGACGTAGAAAACCGAGTCGAAAACCTAGAATATGACTTAGACGGTCGTATTGATTGTGTAGAGGATAGAAGCGAAACTAACCAAGAATCAATTAATATTATTAAAGATGATATTAAAACAATAAAAAAAGTCGATTTTGCTGGAATTGCAGATAGGTTTGATAAACTAGATGACCGAGTTGACAACCTTGAAGAACTTGCAAAAAAATATTTAAATGCAGAACTTCAAGCCGTAGTATCAAAGCAAGAAAGAAGCGAACAAAGCCTATCAGACATACAGCGTTTAACATTTGAAATATGTCATTATTATGGGGGTGAATTTGACGTGGATGATTTTGACAACTGTTATAAAATAGTAAATGAATATGACGTTGTATGGAAACGCAACCCACAACCAAAAAAACAAGGGGGCAAATAAGATGAGTAATTACACGCAAGAAATTAAAGGTTTGAGCTTGTTATATTATATGATGAAACGTTTTAAAATGACATATGCGGAAGCTATTGAAGAGATGGAAAGACGCAACCAAGATATGACATTTATCGTTGAAATGGGCATAGATAAAGATTATATAATTAACAATAAAAATAATATTAACTTAAATAATAAAGGGGGTCAAGATGTTGAGTAGAAAGTATTATAGATTAATCGCACAAGTAATTAAAGATAATTCACACGGTAATCAGATATTCAAATCTAATTTAATAAATGATTTGTCAATTGAATTTAAAAAAGATAATATGTTATTCAATCGTGATAAATTCTTTGATGCTTGTGATTAAGTAGTAATAATAAATAAATGATAGGATAAGAAGGGCGTCGCATTAGACGCCTTTTTT